GAGCTCAGAGTACGTATCAAACCAGAACCAGGTTTATTAGTTGCCTTTCCATCTTCACAGTTTTATCTCCATAAAGTAGAACCAGTAATTTCAGGAACTCGTTATGCAATGGTAAACTGGATGACCGTTCAAGGTATGCCTACTAAAGCGGAGATTGATAAAGAGATAGAAGATAAATACAATATAAATGTGTACTGATAAAAATGTCTCAATTAATTAAACACTTTTTAGTGGATAGAGATACTGGAGAATGGATAAAGGGTAAAATTAGAGGGTATATATTTCCAAACTTAAAGGGATTGGAAATTGTTTATCGTTTAACTGATGTAAATGGAGATCATATCTGCCTATCAAAAGTTCCAGAGTATTTTGAGTATTCGAAAACTGTAACTCCAAGTGTCTTAACTGAATATCAAAATGATTCAAATATTACAGTAGTAAGTTCTACTGAAAAGCAGGTTGAAGAACCTATTCTAAACGAAGAAACTGGAGAACCAACAGGTGAAACAACTACAGTAACTTTGCATGATGTAACTTATAGAGAAGCATATACTATTGTAGAAAACGATGGACTCAAAATTTTAACTCAAGAACAATGGAACACTGAGATTTCTAATTATGATGCAAGACAAACTGAAAAAAGATATAGTGAAATAAGAATAGTTAGAGATGAAGTTTTGAAAGATACTGATTGGATGGTTACAAAGACAACAGAGAGTGGGAGTAATTTATCAGATGAATTTAAGAATTGGAGAACCACTCTAAGAGATTTACCATCTGTTGGAATTACAACAGACACTTTCCCAGCAACTCCAGATTCAATTCAATTTGATCAGAATATAACTAAAGACTATTCCCAAAAATTAAGATCTATTGTATTGATTAATGATACTCTTCCTGCATTGCCTGAAGAGGATTTAGGTGGTGAGTAAGTCGTAACACTTTTGGTCCTTATCATAAGCATATTCGGCATAAGGACCATTCTTTCTTACATAATGTAGGAACAATTGCATAAAACTATCATTTTTATGAGTTCTTAGTGGACTTCTCCAATGAGGAACAATTGTTCCTAAGTATGCAACACCATCACCTGTAGGAGTCACAACTTCTCTGCGTTTTCCCGTAAGATCTTTAAGTTTAATCGGCCATTTTGCATCACCAGAAATATTCATAGTAACTGATACCTCACAAGAAGGTCTATCAGTATGACAATTCATCCATCCTTTATTATGATAAGTTGTCGTGAACCAGTAAGAAGGAATGAGTTCTTCCCCTAATAGTTCTTCGAGAATTGGTTTGACTCTATGAACTACAAATGTTGATGATCGTGGAGCATAACAAGTTAACACTCTTCCTCTTTCTTTATCCCAGTGCCCTTCAAGAGATCCTAAATCACTTATGGCACCACAAATATTTTGATACTTAATCTTTATTGCTTCTTCTTTGGTAATAATTTCGGGAAGGTAATACCAACCTTTGTCAGAGAAACTGCTCATTATAAAAATTTATTCTTATTATTATTTATTATACATTTAATGATATAATAGGAGAATAATATCAATTAAAAAATTAATAATTAAAATGAACTTTATTGTATACACAAAAGAAAATTGTCCCCACTGTTATAAGATTAAACAAGTATTGGAATTGACTGGCACAAATTTTGCATCCTATAAACTTGAAGAGGACTTTACAAGAGAAGAATTCTATGCTAAATTTGGCAAAGGTTCTACTTTTCCACAGGTAGTATGTGACAATAAAAAATTGGGAGGCTGTGTTGACACAATCAAATTCCTCAGAGAACATCAAGTCATCAAGTCTTAACATAAATAAAAATGAAGACCACAGAAATCGTGGTATTGAATTTTTACTTAATGGGGGAAAAAGAAAGCAGGCACAACCATTTCATATTATCTTTGAAAAGATGGTCTGCTTTCTGAGACGGGAAGTAACTATCTATTTCGAATTTTCTATCAGATCAAGAAAAAGAGAAGTAATCTCCCGGAGTAAGAAAAATGTTAGCAACTAGTTTAGTATTTGGTTCATTTTTAATTGTTTTATTTCTTATGGTAGGACTTTTAATTGGTTGGACTGCTAGAGAATACATGATGAACTATCGGGAGGCACCAAGATATCATCCCGAAATGTTTGATGAGCAAGGAAATCTAATTCCAGATGAAGTAATCGCATTTAATTTTGAAAACTATGACGACAGTAACGAAGAAGAAAACGACAACGACTAAGGCAGTATCATTAGAACTTCCAAGAAATCCATTTGTCTTTGAAGTTTTAGATCTTCTTTCCAAACAGAGAAGTAAGGCAAAGAAGATTGAAGTTCTGAAGAAGTATGAACACGTTTCTTTGAAGGCAACATTAATTTGGAACTTTGATGAAAGTATAATTTCTGTTCTTCCTGAAGGGGAGGTTCCCTATTCTGGATTTGAGGATCAGGCATCATCAAATGGAACTTTGAGCACTAAAATCTCAGAAGAAGTTCGTAGAATGCACGAAACTGACTCATTTTCAATGGGTTCGAGCGATAAGAATGGACATACTACAATTCGTAGAGAGTATAAAAACTTCTATCACTTTATTAAGGGTGGTAATGATAGTATGAATAGTGTTCGTCGTGAAACGATGTTCATTAATATTCTTGAGGGACTTCATCCATTAGAGGCTGAAATTATTTGTCTATGTAAGGATAAAAAACTTTCTGAAAGATATAAAATCACAAAGGAACTTGTGAGTGAAGCATATCCAGACATTACTTGGGGCAATCGTTCATAATTATGGCAAATCAATTGGGAGATGCTCCTACTAAAATAGAAGAGGAACAGTCTATGACCTCCTGGACACCATCAGAAAAAGAAAATTCTAAATCCTTATATGGATGTGAAATTCTGATAGAGAATGGAACTTGGGAACAAGTATCCACTAAAGATTGTCCTAATGATGCAATGATAATCACTTATGTGGTTGATGGAGAAACGAGATATGATTTGACTCGTAGTCAGAAAGAAGTTCGTATATTTAATATGTATTGGGATAAGTTTCGTGAGAATTTAAAGGGCATTGGTTTTGGTATGGGAAGAACCAATCCAAAACTATGGGGAATAGAACCACCACCCCCAACCAAAAAGCGGAAATAATTCCAAAATATTGGCAAAAAAAATCCCGGCAATTTTTTGGTCTGTAGGGATTTTCAGAAACCTCTTGACTAAATAGGGTATAGGGTCTATAATGGACCTATCGTTCATCAGAGGAAACTCTGACGCAAGTAAGTCGCGGAACGGAGCGTTCATCCCATGTTTGATATACTACTGTATACCACCCTCACTTGTTCTCAATCTAATGCAATTATGTTGCGGATGAAACAGAACGAAAATATTCCTCCCGAATATGAGGTGGAATTAATTGAGGTCATGAAGGAATCAAATCCTGATTGTTATTGGGACGCAATCGACTGAAGGAACGGGAAAACACGGATCCATCGAAAGATGAGAAGGTTAATTTTCACCCAACTTCAGGAGTAAACAAATGAACACACTTCAAATGATTAAAAAGCAGATCAACAAAGCATCTGCACTGCATGACGCACAAGTTCTTCACACCTCATATCGTGGTGTTGAGTATGATACTCGTTGTGTAAAATCAAACGAAACACACGGTACATTCTGTTATCGTGGTCGTGTCTACAATAAGTGAGTCACTTACGTTAAAATTGTTAGGGGGGTTGCAAGACCCTCTTTTTTTATGCTATAATCAATTGAAATATCGCAGTATTATGGAGAAAGAAAGGCTAAAACTAATTGTTCGAAATCTTGAATTGCTTATTGATTCTCTAAAGGCAGAAGTTTATTCTGATGTTAATGTGCATACCACAAAGCAAGAAAATTTTGATGATCCATCCTCTGATTATATTTTAGATTACGACGAAGTTTTTGAGGATGATGATGGATAATCGCACTAAAATCAAAAAGGTTAAAGATCTTGCAAAACTATTTGAAAGATTAATAGCACAAGATCATCTTTACAGTGAAGAACGTATTGTAGAGATGAAAGAAGCTCTTTCTGCGATAAAGAAGCAAATCACAGAAATGGAAAAACAAAATTATAAAGGATTTGGAGCATGAATGTAAAATTAATCAGTGTTACACCTGATGCAGAGAAAATGATGGGATATGTGGCACGAGTGTCAAATCCTTCTAATCAAGAGAATCCAAAGGTTGCTGGTCTTCTTAAGTATTGCGTCAAACATCAACACTGGAGTGTCTTTGAGCAGTCATTCATGACTCTTGAGATAGAGACTACAAGAGGACTGGCAGCTCAAATCTTGCGCCATCGGAGTTTTACATTCCAGGAGTTTTCACAACGGTATGCAGATTCATCGATGCTTGCCGATACTATTCCTCTGTTTGATTTGAGACGACAAGACACAAAGAATCGTCAAAATTCTATTGATGATATTAATCCCCATACTCGTCAAAATTTTGAAATGAAGATTCAAAAGCACTTTGATGATGCTATGCAACTGTATCAAGAAATGCTTGCTGCTGGAATTGCAAAGGAATGTTCAAGATTTGTGCTTCCCTTGGCAGTACCAACCAGAATTTACATGAGTGGTTCATGTCGTTCATGGGTTCATTATATCGATTTGCGTTCTGCTCACGGAACTCAAAAAGAGCACATGGATATTGCAGAAGCATGTAAAAAAGTTTTC